AGGTGATAAAAGACCGACCCATCACGCACTCGTGGAGTGAGCTCAAGCGTGAGCAGGCTATGTCCTTTCTGGATTCTGAGAAGGCTGATATGTCCGAATTGCAATATGGTCAGGAGTACCTTGGGTTGTTCTTGGAGGACTTACGAAGATTCTTTGATGAGAAGTTGATACAGAAGTGCTGCATATTGAGGAGACCAGATGTTATAAGGACTTGGGATAACTACATGGGTGTGGATATAGCGAGAATGGGAGAAGATGAGTCTGCATTTGAGATTCTTCATGTGAGGGATGGGAAAATGAAACAAATACAGAACATCACTACTCGGAAAACACTCACTACGGATACGGAACATAGGATTAAGGATTTGAATAAACAGTATGGGCTTGTGAAAATTGGTATTGATGCGGGGTCGGGTTCTTTGGGTGTGGGGATTTATGACCACCTGTTGCAAGACCCGGAACTTAATAAGAAGGTTGTGGCTATGAACAACCGGAAGGTGTCTATGGATAAGTATGGGAAGACTCAACAGCGAATCTTTAAAGAGGATATGTATGATAATCTTAGGTCGTGTATGGAGCATGGGGAAATTACACTCCTTAGGGATGATGACTTAATTGCTTCGTTGAGGAGTGTGCAGTTTGAGTTTGTTAAGAAAGAAGGACAACTCACTAAGGTTAGGATATTTGGTAATTACACACACATAGTAGAGGGAATCATAAGAGCCTGTTGGTTGGCTAAAAAGGAAAGACATAAAAACTTGAGAATCCATTATATATGATGGCATTTACACTAACAACTTCGGGAGCAGCAACTATTAAAGCTGGGACTAATGTTTCAGCGACTATCTTAGCAGACTCTACAGCTTTAGATAAGTTCTCTGATGATGCTGAGGGGAGGATAGTAGCGGAGACTCGTAGGGATTGGGTGGATAGCTTTTCTAGTGTTGATACAGGTACTAAGGCTTTGTTGTCTGATGTGTGTAGCTCTCTTATCGCCATCCAGATGATTAATTTTGATATGAGTGGGTACACCTCTAGGGCGGAGGCTCAGACTATGTTGGATGTGAATGATAATACAGCTCAGAGAGGTTTGAAAGTGTTGAGAGACTTTAAGTCTAATAACATAAGACCATTATGACTTTCAATAGAAATTATTTAAAGAGTGCAGAGGGGGCGATTGCTTCTTATGATTATACGGATATAGCGGAAGGGACAGGGGTTGTGATATTCTATGGGTTCACAGCAAAGGATGATACAACTGAGACTTTCTTATTATCAACTCAGGCGAGTATTTATTCAAACGGGGTCATATCAAGTGCAGCGACAACAACCTCAGGGACTTATGTTCTGGAAGTTGAGAAAGACTTTGATATTGAGTTTAATTTACCTCAAAGGATTAAAGGGAAAGGTTATGCAACAATTACAAGCACTTATACTCACAATACAGGGGCGGGGAGTATGTATGTTCATGTTAAACTTAGGAAAGAGTCTGGAGGTGTGGAGACAGAAATAGCAGATGGACAAACAGCAGTTGTTAATTTTTCAGCAGCTACGGTTTATCAAACCAACACAGTACCTTTGACAATCGCAACACAAGAACATTTTAAGAAGGGTGATATACTTAGAATAACAGTAGAGGTTTATGCAAAGCAATCAGGGGGGACAGGTTCAGTAGGTTTTCTACATGACCCGGTTAATAGAACTTATGCAACAGAGGACACCGCACAGTTTATTAACTACATACCCTTTGTTTTAGATATATAAAATGGCAGACTTAGACATCAGACAAACAACAGGAACAGAACTCGACTCTAATGTAGATGACTTTAAAGTTAGTTCTGAGATACTTGACGAAGAATCTACACAAGAAGTTAAGTGGGTTAATCCTTATTTCTCTGAATATTTGGGATATTATAAGACAATACCGGAATTAAAGAAGGCTGTTGATGCTTTGGCTTATTGGGTTGCTGGGAAGGGCTTTGAGGCAGATACGAGGACTACAAATATGCTTAGATTGATTAATGGATGGGGTGAGGATAGCTTTCAAAGCATCCTACAAAACATGATTACTATGAAAAAGATTAATGGTGACGCTTTCGCTGAGATTATTAGAGATAAGACGAATAAGAACTTAATTATTAATTTAAAACCCTTAAACCCTTCAGGAATCCAAATTGTAGTTAATAAGAAGGGAATTATTGTAAGATATGAAGAATTAAACCCAAAAGGTAAGGTTATAAGGAAATATAAGCCAGAGGACATCCTACACCTCTCTAATGACCGTGTTGGAAATGAAATACACGGAGTTAGTGTAGTAGAAAGCTGTAAGTGGGTAATTGATGCTAGGAATGAGGCTATGAGTGATTGGAGAAGGATATCACACAGGGCGACTATTAGAGTGTTATATGTGGATGAGGATGACAAAGCAAGACTAGCTAATCTTAAATCAGACTATGCAACAGCAATTAATAAAGGTGAATTAATGATATTACCGGCTAGGAAAGAGGATGCTTCTTTTGAGGACTTAACACTTCCGCCACATAGGGCTTTTCTTGATTGGATACAATACTTAGAAGGCTTCTTTTATCAAGCTGTAGGCATACCTAAAATTATACTTGGTGGTTCTCAAGAGTTCACAGAGGCTAGTAGTAAGATTGGATATTTAACCTTTGAGCAAGTCTATGCAACTGAGCAAAAACTACTAGAAGATGACTTATTTGCTCAATTAGGTATAGAAATTACATTTAATAGACCGGTTTCACTTAAGGATGATGTGACTGAGTCGGAGGAGAAGAACACAGGACAAGTAGGTTTCCAACAAAATGAAACAACACCACAGGTCACGAGGAATGAATGAAAGCAACAATAGTAACAATCATAGGGATAATGTGTCTAACGATAATGGAGATAGTGGCGCTCTTGAATGGAATCAATGGGACTCTCTATACGATTATTATAGCTGTCATCGCTGGAGCAATAGGCATAGCACTCCCAACACCTAAGATAATGAAATAAAATGGTAACACCCGAAGAAAGAAAACGAATAAAAGAAGAAGCAGAGAAGAAATCAGCAAAGGGAGAACAAGTCACAGTAGAGGAATCTAGGATAGCTAGAGGAGTAGAAGACCAACCTTTAGGCGAAGGAATTGTTGAAGAATTTGATGTTGGAGAACGAGAGAAAGAGATAGGGAAGTTTATGACTCAGGGATTAAGTAGGAAAGGAGCTTTGGAGCAAATTTCCAAAGGTATAGAAGCCGAAGCACTCCCCTCACCCGTAGAGGAGAGAGAATTAGAAGAATTGCAAACAACACAACAGCAAGAACTAGAGCAACTAAGGGCGGGTATTGATGCAGCTATGGAGTTAAAACCCCGTTTTGATAGGTTAGCAGCATCAGGGGCTGTACCTTTTGAACAGGCTCAACGAGTAATAAATAAAGGATTAAAAGCTGTTGGTTTAGGACTTTCTGATGAGACACTTAAGAAGCGACAGAAAGCATCCTTAAAGAATCCTATGTTTAAAATCTTAACCGGAGGGGTTGGTGTGGTTGGAGATATTGAATTATTTGGTTTTAAACTTTCTGATTTATATGATGATTCTGATACTATTGATGGGTTGATTAGTGAGGCTAAGACATTAAGAGAGATGTCTGAAGCAACTCTTAAAGGCGCTAGAGATTCGAAGAATTATGCCGAAGGAGCAAGAGCATACGAATCTATTGAAGGAGCAATTAGGAATAAATATGCTATAGCTATGAGATTGCAAAGGGATGACCCTACATCTAGGAGAACGGGATTAAATGCTGCTGATGACCTCACTAGAGACTTAAATAGAGCAATACGAGACAGACAGATTCTTGAGAGGGCAATAATAACCGGAGACCCTACAGAGTTAGATAGTAGAATTGCAGATATTGAATTAGAATAATCCTTAAAAACTATCTTTTCTTATAATATTTATGACAGAGGAAAATAAAGAAGAAACAAAACCAATTTCTATGGATAATGGAAATCTAGTGGTTGAAAAGAAACCTTCTATGATTCTTGAAGCTCACGAAGCAGCTGAGAAGCTCAAAGCTGAGAACGATAGACTTGAGAAGAATATTGCTCAACTTCAAGAGATTAAAGCTGTAGATACTCTAGGTGGGAAGTCTGATGCTGGTGAACAGCCACCGGTGGAAAAGGAAGAAACCCCAGCAGAATACACTAAGAGGATTCAAGAGGAACTCAGAACTGGTAAGAGAAAATGAAGTATAGATTTCTAGTTATTCTAGTAGTCTGTTGCTTAATATCGTTTGGTGTTGGTTATGGTACTGGGTTCTCTCAAGCTGTGGATTGGGGATTAGAGGTTGCATTCAAACTAGTAGAGCAACAAAAAATAAATATCACAATAGATGAGACAATGATAAAAACAGGCATAATGCAATACAAAGACAACATAGGAGGATGTTTATTTTTAGAAGATGCACTTGTTCTTTATGAGTCGTGGAATCAAACACGACCGGGATAGGATGGTTGAGAACCTAGCAAGTTTGCACTTCCCTATGAAGTTCAAAGATGTTAATGGTAATGAGCAAGGAGCAGTAGTTCAGGGACATCTACAACCTGTAGAACTCTGGTCTTATGTATTTCCAGAGGAACATCTTGACACAGTTCTTAGAACTCTCAATCCTGTCAGTCAGATTGGTTTTGATATGCCTAAAGGTCATCCCGGACATGAGACAGCAGCTCCAAAGAGAAAGTGGTCACTAGCCTTACTTAGAAAAGGATTGGGTCTTGACCCAATCCCAGAGTATCAAAAGGATGGTCTTAAATTCCCAATCTGGATGAACAATATGCAAATAGTAGGTCTGGGGGTTAAGAAGGATTATAAGAATCAGTATGGTAATGAAGCACTTTAGATACCGCTATAAGTTCTGTCTTTGGAAATCTTATTTTGAGAAAGGTTATGGTATAACACATTGGTTCAAGTATATAGTTTTATTATTTGGATGGGCTAGTGGTGATGTGAGAACCACAACCTATGTAGCGATTGCTTATGCAATCGCGTGTTTTATTATCGGATTCTACTGGTACAAATATATGCAACTCGCTGAGTCTGAAGTCGCCAATCAATACAATCTTTTCCAGAGAGAAGTTAGAGCTAAATTAAAATAGGGGTTAGGGAGGGTATGAAAAAAAGGTGTTAGCTGTTTTCCTCAAAAAAGAGATCTCCCCTTCCCCCTTTGGAATTACCTAATTATAAGCTCATTGAACTTTATAAATGTTGTTCTAAACAAATGCAAACATTTATATATATGCTATTCCAATATATATAATGGCAAACGAGGCGGTACTAAGGGTTGAAACATTACCACCCATTAATTTTACAGTAGGAAATGGTTCTGGAATAGAGAAAGGAACATTATTGAAGCTTGTAGACCCTATGACTGCGAGTGGAGGAAACATTGCTTCTGGACAGGCGTTCGCAGGGATTTCAGCAGTGGAAAAAATTGCGAATGATGGTGTAAGTAAATTGGCATGTTATACTGATGGTATCTTTGATATTACAGCATCTAGTGGTGGAACAATTACAACAGGTCAAATCGTTTCTATGAGTGGAGCAAACTTTGTTAAAACAGCAACAGAGGCAGAAATCGCAGCTGGAGGAGCTGTAGGGAAGGCTTTGGAGACCACTCTAGCAAGTGATGCTACAGAAGTTGTTAGAGTATTTGTAGGACATATTTAAAATGGCAGATAAATCAGGACAGGCAGACATAAGGGGAATTGATATAGACAAAGCAGCTAAGGGCTTTGCAGATGAAGAAATCATATTCAAAAGATTCGTGACAGTAACACCTACTTCAGCACGAGAGATTAGATGGTATCAGAAAACAACTGGATTCTTAAATACAACAACACCGGGAAGCATTGATAATGTTTCTCATCTGGCTCTACCTGATTCTATTGAACAGTCTTGGACAAGGAATACTTCTTATGTTAGGAAGTATTTTGTAGAGTCACCGCTTATCTCAAATGAGGATATTAAAGATTCTGATATTGATATTCTTATGACTAACATTAGAGATATTACTAGGGCAGTGGCTAGGAGAGTAGATGCAAGAATTTATGATATAGTATCAGATACTCAGGCAACTGGTACAGCTGGGGTAGAGACTACAGCAGCAACTGGAACTGGTTGGGATGATACAACTAATGGTAATCCGATTTTAGATATCATGGTTGCTAAGAGAAAGATTAGAGAAAATGGATATAATCCAGAAGGAGCTATCTTAGCAATGGATGCACTGGCACATCAGCAATTACTTAATTATTTGATAACTGTGAAAGGTAGCAGTATTCCCGCATTCAGCAGTGAAAAAGTGCGCTCAGGAGTCGTTATGGAGCTTCTGGGAGTGAATGTCGTAGTATCTGAGAATGTTGTAACAGACAGTGTTACTATGTGGATTCCTAACAGGTCAGCTACTTGGAAAACATTTATACCTATTACAGCTAGAACTATTGAGGAAGTTGGTATTGGTATTAAAATTAGAGTTTGGGAGGAAGGTGAATGTTTACTGACTGACCCTAAGTCTGTTCATGTAACCACAGATACAACAACATGACTCTAGAGAATCGTATAGCTCGTTATCAAGCATTTCTAAAAAATAATCCTGCAGCAGCAGCTGCACTAGCTGAGAAATATCCAGATGTAATAGTGGAAGTAGAAGAGGAAGCTCAGGAAGAAGAAGAAGCTCTTAAGAGCAAAAAGTCTAAATAGTATTAGTTCTTAATTAATTTATGGGAAATCAAGAAGCTGAGGTTATTTCTGAGAAAGAGCGAAAGAAGAAAGAGCGAAGAGCAACAAAAACAATAGCTCAGGAAATCAGTAAGGAATTGTTTAAAGAAAAAAGGAAACTTCAATCTAGACAACACTTCTTCAATTCAAAATTATTTAAAGCTCTTATTATCATGTTGATTGTAGCAATAGGATTAGGCATAGTTAATAGTTTAATCAATATCTTACCGGCTCTAGTTGCTAACGCGATTGTAACCTCTACAAATAACGATGGTACAACAACTATAAAGTGGGATGATACCCAAACTGGTTATGGCTATCCTCCACCCTTAGTAGGTTCTATTGGGACTAGAATACTTGATAATGAATATCCTGTTGACGAAGGATTAACAGCAGGAACTACAAAAACAGCTGGAAGTAAAATTAGTCTAGAAGCTGATGAGAGTAAAGTATTTAGCTCTAGAAGGACAGGTTTAGATGGGAGGTGAAGGTTCTGGAAGAAAACCAAATCCAGAAAACTTATTTAAGAGACAACAACCTATCCTCACACCTATAGGTCACACTAAAAAGGATGGTTTGTTCTTACCTAATCACTCAGGTGATAACTCAGCTGGAACAGTATTGACAACTCCAGTTAATGATTTTGATATTCCTAATAAATCCTATGTAGATTCTCAGGTTAGTCTTAGTGGGGGTGATAATCTGGGGAATCATATAGCAACTCAGACTGTGAGTGGAGGTGATATTCACTTATCTGGAGCAGCAGTTATAGGCTCAACATTTGAAGTAAGTGGAGCTAATTTTGAGGTTGATGCTGGTGGTGATGTAAGTATAGGGGGAAATGGAGTTGGTAGGAAGTTAAATATTGTAGATTCAGTTAATCCTCAATTTAGAATAACTCACTCAGAAGGAAATTATGTTGATTTTCAAGCAAATTCTTTAGGGAATTATACAATTACACCTATTGGTGGAGCTGTTGATTTCGCAGCAACTTTATTAGTAGATGGAAATTTCAGTGTAGATTCTATTAATGAAGCTATAGGAACCTTCCAAAGTACAAATAACTATCCTTCACTTCAAATTAAAGGTTTAAATGTTAATTCTCACCCATTTATTAGTTTCAGAAAATCAACAGGAGCACAGATTGGAGCTATAGGAGTAGATGAGGCGAATGATTTTCTAACGTTTGGTGTAGCTTCAATCAATAATGACTATATGACTATTAATAGAAAAGGAGAAGTTAGAATTGGAAATAGTTCTAGGAATGTAACTTATGATAATAGTGGTGGTGCATTGTACACAGGTGATAGCTCTGGTCTTATTCATGGGGAAGTATCATTTATAGATAACACTAGTGAAACAGTTATTGCTACTCAGAATGTTCCTGTACCAGTATCAGGTGGTTGGGCAACAGGGTTATCATCAAGAACAACACCATCAACAGTAGTAGATGGTAGTGCTAAGATAAAGATACAAAAGGCAGGTAGATACCTTGTAACTGCTTCTACAACTGTGGAAAGTGTATCTGGTGGTGGTTCTACATTATCTCTTGATGTCAGTGGAGCTAGTGTGTATACAAATCTACACTGTCATAGGGCACTAGCAGGTGGGGGAGGAGATGTAGGTAGTACGAGTATATCAGGTATTGTAGACTTAGCAGCAGATGAGGAGTTATACTTAACAATTAAGAATACAACTGGAACAGAGAACTATGTAGTAGAAGACTGTACATTCTCAGCAATACAAATAGGAGGTACATAATGGCATACAAAAAGCTCAGTGATGAAGAACTTGAAATAATTACAGAATCTAAGACAAAGATATTCAAGAGAGACTTGGAACTGGAGAAAGCTCGTTTAACTGAGGAACTGGACAGAGTTGAGGAGATGTTAAAGGAGTTTGAGTGATACCTTTAATGGAATTGTTAGAGGAAGGTTGGGTTAATACTGAACATAATTTTGTTTATATTGATTCTAGAAAACAGAGACATGAGTATTTGATACTACGTAAAGCTGATACTACAACCTCTATGATATATGACCCAGAGACAAAAAATATAATAACAGTTTTTGACTGTGAATATCACAATGGAGGTAGTTAAAAGATGAATAATACAATGAGTTGGGTTATTTTGGTGGTTGTGGTAGTTGGATTTATATTTCTATATTATCAGATTCCAGAAACACCAGAAATTCCTACATATGATATCCCCACAGCGGCTGATATAGCAACGAAAATAGTGATACCAGTACCTGAAGTCCCAGAGATGCCTAAAATGCCTGTCACGAGGCTCTCATTACGTCAGGAGCTAAAAGAGAATGCCATTGATGTATGTGATGATGAGTTTGACATGAGTGATGTAGAGGACTTATTTGGTGATGATGACGAAGTTAGATTAGTTAGAGAATATACAGACCAGAGAGAGTATTCAAGTATTAGCTTAGGGATAGATAATGAAGATGATAGAGAGATTACAGTAGAAAGAGTTTACAAAGTGGAGGTAATTCCAGACTTAGATGACGACTACAAAGACAAAGTCTATGTAGAGTGTGAAGTGACCAGTGATGATGGGGAATTAGAAGCAAATATAGAGTATTCATTATAGATGTTGTATAACCAAAAGGTTTATATACCATGTTTTCTATGTTTTCATAGGTTAGGGGAAGTTTGGTCACCCCTTTCGTCCTCTAACCTAATTTCAAGATGAAAAACGTACATTTAAGATTAGATTCAAAGACTTTTAATAAGTTGAAGAAGAATAAGTTATACTGGGAAGCTTATTTGGATAAAAGATTCACATGGGAGGCATACATACAGAAATTGTATAAATTAGCAAATGGAAAGCAATGATGAGAAGAAATTAATAGCTTTGGAATCTATAGATATAGCTAGAGAGACAGAAAAGAATAGGATTAAGCAGTTAATCTTTGAAATGATACCTTTTGGTGACATCAAATACGCAGAGAATTGCATTAGTATGCAAGATTTAAATAAATTGATGGAGAAGATAGGATGACAGAAGAATTTAATTTAAGTGAGAAAATTATAAGTAATGAATCTGATGACCCTAATGTAATAGGAGTAGCCATGGGAAAAGATTGTGCCTTATTTGTAGATGATGTAAAAGAATTTATTAAAAGAAGAGAAGATGTTATCCAAGCATTTTTGAGGAAGGAGATTAATTGTGCTAAGATGTGGATAGAGTTAAGGGAATTAGCAGGAGATAAGTTAAAATGACATACACAAAGGAAGAAAGAGCTGAGGATATGGAACAGGAAGCTATTGAGGACTTAGATATTAAGATTGGCACTCCAGAACAGGCATTCTGGAAGGAGATTGCAGATAAGACTAAATCAGAGATTGAATCCTTAGAAAAGATGCTTAAGTTCAATAAAGCTATCTTACAGATGGCGAATGAAAGGAGGTTAGAAGAAAATGGAGTTTAATATTAACGCTTGTAAGAATAAATTTATTCAAAGTAAGAAAAAGTATATGAATGTTTGTTTAAGTACTGAAGACCATGACTTTATAAGAGCTCATGATTTGTCACCTACGTTAATTGTTCGGAATGTTTTAAATAATTTAAAAAAAGAGTTGATAGAAGATTCCAAACAAGAAGATGGCAACAGAGAAACAGATTAATTATGCTAAAACGCTAGGTATAGAGAATCCAGAACAGTACGATACAAAGGCATTATCTAAAATGATTGATGAAAAGCTCGGAAAGAGTAAGAAAGTCGCTCAGAATGGCTCTAAACAGCTTACAGTGGCTACTCAGGTCGTAATTAACAAGAATGAGAACCAAGACTCAATAGAGTGGAGGAAAAGCACAGGTAAGGGAGTTAAGTGCTACGGTGATGCTGATAAACCTGAAGAATTCCATAAGAGATTGGGGGTTATGATTGATATCCTTAATGCTTATGATGATGATGATGATGACTTAGCGCCTACAGTTAAACCTGAAGACTTGTAAAATGATTAAAGAATTATTTTTATTATTTGTTAAATTGTATTTCCTCATATTCCTATTTGCTTTTATAGTGGGAGTAATTGGAAGTTAATTTTTTTAGGAGGGATAGGGGGGGGTTACCCCCCATCCACTGACCAAAAGCTATTTAGCTTAATATATTTTAGAATCAATATTTTATAAAGATTATTGTTCTATGATAATTGTATTTATATATTTCTTTATCTTAATTTAGGGATACAGGGGGCGAGGGGGGGAGTTACTTTATATAATGATAATAGACACGAAAAAAGAGGCTTATGAGAACTGTACGCACTTTGACAGCTGTTCTGTCAACAGATGCCCCTTGCACCCTAATTGGAACACATTAAAGTCACATTCTTTGGATAAAGAGAAAGTGTGCAAATGTCCTAGAACCCACATCAGAAGGCTCTCTAAGGCATTTAGAGAATCTTTCACACATGGAAATCGTAATAAAAATATAAAGGATGGCAATATGATTAATAACCATAGAAAAAAAGAGATTGTGAGGAAAGAGCGTGTGAAATGGGAGCGTAAGCACAAAAGAGAGTTGAAACAGCTTGATGATGGCAAGAACATCAATTTAAGCCTATTTCTTGTGTAATATTCCCTTTACTTATAATTACACTCGAAACAACAGATTTAAATACTTTAGTTACGTGAAATCGCTACGCGATTTCACCTTATTTGAGGCTAAATATTGTTTCTCATGTAATTATAAGTTCAGAGCAAATATAGGGGTTTTATACGTAAGAACTACACACAATCAACATTATGCGAACTTCTTAATCTATTCACTAAGGGTCAGTTACCCCCCCTCCCCCCCATGATTCATGTGTGGTTTGATTCAATTAACAAAAACGTTGCTTAGAATGGCTCAGATGGAGCGTAGCGACGTCTGAGCGTATATATGACCCCGCCACCCCCCCCACCCCCC